GGCCGTTCAGTTCACCGGGGAGTCTCCGGAAGCGTCCGTTGACGAGCTGACCGTTCACAACCTGCCGTTCCGAATCCTTGACCCGGGCAACGGCACTGCCGCAATCAAGGTCACGTACACGGAGCCGGAGCCGGCCACGCCGTAAGGAGACCGCTCGTGTCCCGTAGCAACTTCACAGTCCAAGTTGACGGTCTCCGTCAGTTTCAGCGGAACGTGCGACAGCTACGGGACAAGGAGCTGAACAAGACGATCCGGGGAGCGAACAAGAAGGCCGGTGAACTTGTCCTTCCCGCTGCTGTGCGTGAGTCCCCGGACGGTCACCGGGACGCTAAGTCGTCCAAGAAGTACCGTCCGGGGAAACTCGACAAGTCCGTTAAGGTCGTCGCTTCTCAGAAGTCGGTGGCCATTAAAGCGGGCTCAGCGTCCCGTGTTCCCTACGCTGCCGCAATTCACTTCGGTTATCGGAAGCGCAATATCCGCCCGAACCGATTCCTTTACCGCGCTATGGCTCGTAAGTCTCAGGCCGTAAGCGCGACGTACGAGCGGCTGATATCTCAGATCGTTCGCGACTACTTGGAGAGTTGATATGCCCGCTCAGAAGCCGAAGCCTGCCGCTGACGACGTTCTGTCTCTCAAGATGGACAGCCTTACCGTTGGCGAGATTTGCGAGATTGAAGAGATCATTGACGGTCCGCTTGACGGTATGGCGAAGGCCGGAGCCAAGAAGGGCAAGCTCATCCTTGCCATGGCGTATGTCGTCAAGAAGCGCACGAACCCTGACTTCACCCTTGAGGACGCGAAGAACCTTCGCATTGAGTTCAAGGGCAAGGCGAAGGCGGACCCTACCGTTCCCAACGCGTAGTTGTGTGCGCGCGTCTCGTTGGCCACTTCAAGGGGCTTACGTGGCGCGACGTGCAGTCCCTTGAGTTGAGGGATTTTCGCGCGTTGGTAGATCAGATGAACGACGACCTTGAGGCGCAAGAGCGCGAGTACAACAAGTCTTCGCGCGGGGGACGTGGCCGGTCAGCCGGCGGCAATGGGGAGCGTCGTACTCCCGTCATGACGTAGGGGGTGCGCTGTGGCTGATCCCATCAAGATCACACTCATTGGCGACGCGGAAGAGCTGTCTCAGACGCTTGACGAAGCCGGGCAGGAAGTCAGCAAGTTCGGGGAGGTAGCTTCCGGGCTTGCCCTTGCTGCGGGTGGTGCGATTGCCGCCGGTATCGGCATGGGCATTGCGGACGCGTTGGAACAGGGTGCGAACAACGACCTTCTTGCCGCTCAGTTGGGCGCGACACCCGCTGAGGCTAAGAAGCTTGGTGAGGCTGCCGGAGCCGTGTACTCGTCCGGTTACGGGGAATCCGTGGCCGACGCGAACGACGCGCTCAAGAATCTTTGGCAGCAAGGTCTAGTTCCTGCCGGGGCTACCGCTGACGAAATGGCGAACATTTCCAAGCAAGCCATGGACGTTGCGTCGGTGCTCGGTGACGAAGTCGGACCTACCTCAAATGCGGTCGGGCAGATGCTCAAGACCGGGTTGGCGAAGAACGCCACTGAGGCTTTCGACATTCTGACGAAGGGTGCCCAGGAAGGCGCGAACAAGTCGGAAGACCTTTTGGACACGTTCAACGAGTACGGCGTTCAGTTCAAGGGGCTAGGTCTCGACGGCAAGACAGCCATGGGGCTTCTGTCCCAGGGGCTCAAGGGTGGCGCTCGTGACGCTGACCTTGTGGCAGACAGCCTCAAGGAGTTCGGCCTTATCGTCCGCGCGGGTGGCGACGACGTGAACGCGTCGTACAAGAAAATTGGTCTGTCCGGTAAGGACATGACGAAGGCCATTGCGGAGGGTGGTCCGGCAGCCGCTAAGGCGCTTGATCAGACGCTTGACGGTCTCCGTAACGTCAAGGACCCTGCCGAACGCTCCGCTCTCGCTGTGAAGCTTTTCGGTACTCAGGCTGAGGACATGCAAGACGCGCTTTTCGCGCTTGATCCTTCGAAGGCCGTTGACGACCTGGGCAAGGTTGACGGTGCTGCCAAGAAGGCCGGCGACACCATGCACGACAACGCGGCAACGAAGCTCAAGGCGTTCAGTCGTGGGCTACAGCAAGACCTTGTTGACTTCCTGGGCGGAACGGTCATCCCGGCGGTATCCGCGTTTGCCGACAAGCTCAGTTGGGTCGGCACGGCCATTACAACAACCGCGTCTTTCATCTCTCAGCACAGCACGACCTTCGGGATTATCGCCGGAGTGATCACGACCCTGATTCTTCCCGCGCTGATCTCGTGGGGCGTACAGCAAGTCATCACAGCGGCAACGGTGGTCACCGGGTGGGTCACGACGGCAACCGCGTCGGTCACGTCCGCAGCAACTCAGGTGGCAGCGTCGTGGTCAACGATCGGGGGATGGATTGCAGCGGCAGCACGAGCCGTTATAGCGGGTGCCGTGATCGTCGGTCAGTGGGTTCTCATGGGGGCTCAGTCGCTTCTACAGGCTGCCCGCATGGCTGCCGCATGGCTGATCGCTATGGGTCCCATTGGCCTGATCATTGCTGCGATCGTCGCTCTTGCGCTGATCATCTGGCAGAACTGGGACACGATCAAGCAATGGACTCTTGACGCGTTTCAGTGGGTTTGGGATTGGGTCAAGAAAATCTTCGGATGGCTCAAGGATCTCTTCCTGAACTTCACGGGACCGGGCTTGATCATCAAGCATTGGGACAAGATCGTTGGCGCGACGAAGACCGCGTTCACGACCGTCAAGAACTTCGCAAAGAACGCGCTTGACGCTGTGGTCAATTTCGTGACTTCGCTCCCCGGTCGAATCCTGAGCGCGGGCAAGTCAATCCTCAACGCGGGCAAGTCCATCGGTGGTTACGTCATTGACGGAATCAAGAACGGGCTCAGCAAGCTGGGCGGGTTCGCGTCGTCGCTCGCTTCCGCTGTCGGTCGCGCTGCAAAGGGTGCGATCAACGGAGTGATTGACCTTCTCAACTGGGCAATCCCGAACAAGCTGGGTTGGGGCAAGCTCAGCATTGATCTGCCGGACAGCCCCATTCCGAAGATTCGCGCTATGGGTGGTCCGGCTTCCGGCATGGTCCGTGTCGGTGAGCGTGGACCCGAAGAGGTCTTTCTTCCGAACGGTTCCCGCGTCGTCCCGAACCACAGCCTTTCCGGCGGTAGCGGAGTCACGGTCAACGTGCAGACCAACGCGGACCCGTTCGCGATTGGACGTGAAGTCGCATGGGCGCTGCGTACGTCGCCGGCATAGGCAAGCCCACTCTCAAGAGTAGGCATAAGAGGGGGATGGAATGGCGGAGCTGAACGACTGGACGTGTGAATACAACGGGCTCGTCATGGGGGAACCCGACTCCGCCGTTTCCATCGTTGCCGTTGACGGGTTGCTGACGCTGCCGGAGATCCGGTCATCTGACTTGACTCTTGTGCAGCGTCACGGCTTGTACGCGGGTGACGACTACATGAACGGCCGAACGGTGACCGTGACCCTTGAGGTCTACGGCAGCACGCGTGAGGAGTTCACTCAGGCGCTCGTGAATCTGCAAGCAGCGTTCATGCCCGGGGACATTGAGAAGCCTCTTCGCTTCCGGTTCCCGGGCGTGGCTGCCGATCAGACCGGGTACGTCATGGCGCGTCCACGGAAGCGGAGCGCGCCCCTTGATCTGAACTTCGCAAACATGGTGTGCAACGTCGTCGTTGAGCTGTACGCCACGAGCCCGTATGTGTATGGCGACGCGCCCCGGGAAATGGTGGTTCGGTCGTACGAGCGGGAAGCGGACATGTCCGGGCTCACCTTCCCTGCCGCTGTGCCGTGGCTCGTGAAGGGTTCGGGTGAAGCGCCGGCTGACCCCATTACGTGGCTCACTCAGTTCGGGTCGGTAGCGGCTCGTCCCCAGGTCGTCATTACCGCTGGGGCTTCTCCCACGCTGTGGGACGACTCCACTGGACAGTTCTTCTCTGTCGATTGGGACGGAGACATTGTCATTGACAGCGCCGGAATGACCGTGACGACGACGCAAGGCGACGACATTACGGGGCTCGTGAAGATTGGTTCCGTGTGGCCGGAGTTCGGTCCCGGGCTTCACCGACTGAGGCTGACGAGCCGTGACGAATTCACGTCCGCACGAGCGGTCATTACCTGGGTAGATAGGTGGGTTTAGCATGGCGGGTTTTGCATGGTTTCAGGAAGGCGTTACGTACGGCGGTAACGACCTTGCCAACTTCAACAGTCTCAACATTCCGCGTCTCGGCATGACCCACCTGTTCGCGTCCACTTCTGAGTTCCTTCTGAACAGTGATCAGGCTGCCCGCACGGTGAGCGTCGGTGCCGGTAACGCACTGATCGGGCTTGCTGCCGGTGGCGCAACCTGGGCATGGTCCCCGGGCGCGACCGTGGCTGTCCCGACCGCTTCAAGCGTGAACCCGCGCAAGGACTTGATCGTTGCCCGGCTCACCACGCTTGCCGCTGACGGTACGAACGGCGTGGCTATTGAGATCATCCCGGGCACTCCGGCGGCAACTCCGGTGGCTCCGGCTCGTCCCGACAACGCGGTTGCCCTGGGTTGGATTGACGTTCCGAAGTCCATGACCACGTTCACGCTGACCGTGACGCGCTATCAGGGTCAGTACCGGGATCAGGCAGCGTTGGCCGGCCGTAACGCAATCGCTGTCGATTGGGCCGGACAGCTTCCTACCGCGTCCACGGTGAACGTCGGTGCGCTCGTGTACGACGTTGGCACCAATCAGCGGTGGATTCGGAAGAGTGACGGTACGTGGTTCACGGCAGACCCGAGCCCGTGGAAGACGTGCGCCATTCAGAACGTACAGGCGAACGACGGAACGAACATCACGGTTACCGGCACGCTGTATCTCCGTGAGTCGTCCAACGGGTGGGAACTGAGCGGACAGCTCAACTTCTCCCCCAGCAAGGACATTGACAAGCTCGTTGTTCCGGCGCTCATGCCTGCCGGTATCACTCGTCCGACACAGAACACGTACGGCTCAACGGGGCAGTCCTACGGCACCACGAACGGCGGAGTCGGACGTATCGCGCTCATGGCGAACGGCGGTATTGAGTTCGGCGCGGACACGTCGGTTGCCGCTGTGTATATCAACGAGTCGTTCAGTAAGAGCCCGTGGAACACGGCCTGATCGTACCTACTCTCAAGAGTGGGCTAGGGGGACATGATGAGCGCTGCCCGCTATGAAGTCTTGCAGACCGTTGCGAAGACGGGTGAAGTCGTCGCGTCGCTTCCGGTGACCGGAATTCAGTACGGCGAGACGCTGAACTCAGCGGGTAGCGCGTCCATCGGTATGCCCCTCAAGGCTGCCGACCCGGACACGTTGGAACCCGGGAAGAGCGCGCTTGTGGTGACGCGGGACGACGAGCCCGTATGGGGCGGGATGCTGTGGTCAGCTACGGCAGACCTTGACGCCGGCACTCTCGCGCTGAACGCGTCGGGTTGGCACTCGTACTACTCCGCTTGCTACCTGGGCGGAGCGACCTTGCAGAACCTTCCCAGCGGCGGGATACGCCTCAAGTGGGCGGGTTACAAGGCCAACAAGGATCAGGCGCTTCTCTTGAGCGACTGGATTGAGCGCGCGAACGATGATGGGGGAATCGGAACGGACACGTCCCGGCTCACCACGACCGGCCGGATTCGTTCCCGTGAATGGGGCTTCTCGGAGTTCAAGAACATCGCTGAGGCAATCAACGAGCTTGCCGACGAAGACGGGGGCTTTGACTTCCGGTACGAGACCTATTGGCGTGACAACGGGACGGTCGGCAACCGGATTCTCAAGAACGGAAGGCTCCAAAACGTAATCCCTTCCGCTCTAGTACATAGAGAGAACTGCAACGTCACTCAGGTTGGGTACGACGGTAGCAAGTTGGCCACACGAGCCTTCGCGTTCGGTGCCGACATGGGTACGGGCGTGAAGCCTTACGCCAACGTGAGCAATGACCTTGACGCACCGACGCTCACTCAGGTTGCTACGTACTCCGACTTGAAAGCTACCGCTGACCTGATTCCGAAGGCTGCCGCTATTGGCGCTGTGGGCCGGCAGGTGATCGGCATTCCGACGCTGACCCTGTACCCGGGCGTGTTTGATCCGTCGTCGTTCCTGCCCGGTGCGGTCGGCACTGTTCAGGTGGACAGCGGGTATGTCCGCTTGCTTGAAGAGTTCGTTCTGACTGAGCGACGGGTTGACGTTGACGTGAACGGCACGGAGACCGTTTCCCTTTCCCTTGCTAGTAAGGACGTGTTTACAAGTGGCGATCCAAGCTAATGCGCTGCCCCCGTCGCTCGTTACGGAGCTACAGGAAATGCAGCGACGCATTACGGCGCTTGAGCGTAAGCCGAAGTTGGGCAGCGTGAACGAGCGCCTTCCGTTCGGCTCGTTTCAGTCGCCTTCCCTTGAGGGTACTCAGGGTGCGGAGTTCACTCACGCGCTGGGGGTTATCAACTCAACGGGGCTCAATCAGCCGGTGCTTCTGTTGCTGATCCCGTTTCACCTTCCGCAGAACGGTACGGGTACGGCTCCGCTGGACGTGTCCGTAACCGTGTGGCTTCGGGACATGATCACGAACGGGAAGACGAAGGAATTCACGCTTGACAAGACTTCCGACTTCGCTTCCCCGGACAACGGCTTTACGCGGAATCTCGTGTTCTCGTGGCGACACCCTCAGCCGATCGGCTTTGACGACGGTCAGAATTGGAAGGGCTTTGCCATTGAGTACCGCGTGAACAAGCGCGTGACGGTTGGCAGCGACTCACTGACTGTCGGTATGGGCAATCCCATGCTCATCACGGGTGTGCCGGACGGTACGTACGAAGAAGAGGCGGACGACGGTAACCCGCGCATTGACGGTCACCTGACTCCCACGGACGGGGGACCGGTCGAATGGTGAGCGACGTTGGCGGAGTGGCTGAGATCGTTGGGGGTGCCGCTCTCTTTCTCATGCTCGTGTATCGGCAGGTGAAGACCGGTGCCCGGGACGCATGGCGCGACGAAGCCGAAGCACAGACAGCACGAGCCGACCGGTTGACCGAAGAGGTCAGCAAGCTCGTGGTGGAAGTCCGCGCACTGCGGGACGAGAACGCTGGACTCCGTCACGAAGTGGCTGAACTCCGCGCTGAGAACCGTGAGCTTCGGACGCACATTGACACGCTGCTGAACAGGGGGACAGATGACCCTTCCGATTGAGACCTATCCGCTGCCCCCTAGCAT